CCGCAGATGTTAGCGATGTTGTGGTTTTTAGAAGCGTGATCTTGTTCATTCTACAACCCAAATCAAATCAGTTGGTTTAGCCGGTGAAAATTCCAGACCATCATAACCTAAAAACGCAACCTTATCACCTAGCGCAACGCCCAAAGCGATTTCAGTCACCATCAGCGCCCCGTAGTCGCCCCGACCTATAATCGCACCCCTTGGCGGCACAATCCAGTCTACGGCCTTTAAACGGCTATTAATCGCCGTTATAATATTTGTATGACCGCTGCGTTTTAGCTGCCGATGATAATTTAGAAACGCACCCCATTCAGTCGTGTAGGTTCCAAACCAATCAGAAAAAACGTGCTTGCCCATCTGCGCGTAATACGCTTCATTAACAAATCTAACGCAATCAACTTGACCCCATTTGAATTTTTTATATCGCCACTCATTAATAAAAAAATCAAAACGCTCCGGCCAATCGTGCAGCCTCACCCACGCCCCCAATTAAATTGCTTGTCCTGCAAATCTTCGACAAATTCAAAACCTTTATCATTTGCATATCTGGCTTTTTGGCTTTGATCGTTATATCTAAAAATGCGCGCTCGCTCTAAGTCAATTAAACGGCTTTCAACGGAAATGCCAATAGTGCTAGTCTCAGCACCTTCAGCAATAGTCATCTGATCAATGTAACCGTTGAACATTTCATCTATTGCAATGAGTGCATTGCTTGAATTTAGCAAACCAAATAATATTTTGCACTTGCGACCCTGATAAGGCTCATTGATTGCTAATGAAATAAGATTTGAAGGTATGCCAGACAGACTAACGGTCGCACCTTTTGCTGAAATTTCGGCGGTTTCTTTTAGTTCGCTTATCTCTAAAAATTGACCGGTGCCTGTGTATGTGTTGCCATTGGAAACCAAATCACCTAGTCCAGTCCACATTCGTAAAGTTTGCGTGTCGAAATATAATTCAACAGCAAAGAACGGTCTGATCTCTGTCGCATCTAAATTATCAACAATGCTTTGGGTAAGATCGCGGCTCATTAAATCACAACCTCGATGGCTGGAAATGTGATGCCATAAAAAGAAGCGTTGTTAATCGACCAGTCTGATTGATTTGTAGACAGCCGAAAATTGCCAACAGCACTAGCCACCACCACAGTGCTGTCATCTGCCGGTGCTGTGCGGATGCTAGGCCAAATGTCCAAAGTTGCCTCGCCAGATGCGTTGCTGTCAACATTAGTTAGAACCTTGTGCAGTGTCGCACTAGAGCCGCCGCCTAGCTGGATATAATCGCCAGCAAGCAAATAGCCATTCTCACTTACCGGCAAGCCATCAATCGCTAAACTGTCGCCGGTCTGGTCAGCACCATTAACAACAGGTGTGCCAGCCGTTGATGACGCGCTGCCGCGTGGCGTGGCGCAATTAGGATCGCCCATCAAGAACGTGCCGCGCTGACCTTTTAAGGATAGCAAAAACGAAATCCAAACTTCAGCATCTGCGCGTTTCATTGGCGGCAAACTTACTTCAGCCTCCCAGCGTTGACCTGTGTGTGCTACTACTTGCTGCTTGTAAGTAAACGGACTAGATGAGATTGCAACGCTGTTGATCGCGTGCAAATTTACACTGGCGATGCCGGTCTGCGTTGGAAATGTTAGTGGATATGATATTGCCATTTAGATCACCCGAATGCCGCACTGAATGAACCACCGCGCCGCCTTGCGTCAAGCACAGCCGCTTTTGATGCTTCTTGAATTTGCGGCAACATACCCATCACTTCAGCGCGTACTGTTTGCGACACTCCAGCCGATAAGTTGATGGTCTGATTGACAGTTACACCGCCACCGCCCAGCTTGTTATTTGGCACTATAGACCCGCTGCTATTTGGCACAAACATTTCTGCGCCACGTTCACCAACCATATATGGCGTATTGGCTCGCACCGATCCACCAATAGCTTTGCCACCGCCAAAAAGTGCGCTGCCTATAGTAGAAAGAAAATTGCCGCCACCCATCGCAGCCGCTAAAGGTTTTGTGATTGTTTGCTGAATTTGTATGCGGATTAGATCGCTAATGATCGACCGCGCCATATTTTTAAAAGCATCTTTTGCACTAGCAGCACCCATAGTCACATCAACAAGCGCATCTTCCAAAGATTTAACGCCACGCACCGCCGCATTGCCAAGACCTTCTTGAACTTCATTGCCTTTTTCTTTTAGCTTTTTTAAGCTTTCGGCAAGCGTATCAGTTTTTTCTGTTGTCTTTTCCATATCCGGCATCAACGCTGCAAGCTGCGCGTCTAATGCGGCAATGGCATTGCCGGTCAAGTGTGCTTCGTTTTTATCTTTCTCAAGACCAGCTTCAAGGCTGTCCAGATTAGGTAACAATTTATTGACCGCATCAGTGAGACCGGGGAACGCTTTTTCCGCTAGTTTCATCGACTCATCAGCCGCAAACTTTACTGCGTTAATAACCCTATCAAGATTATCGGTCATTGACGCAATGACAGCAATTACAGTCAGCGTTCCATACATCAACATTTTCTGTGCAGCGCGATACAATATCATTGCCTTTTGCGCTTTTAATAATGAACTGCCAAATTTAATAAACGCCAACGCTTGCCCAAGCATAGCCTTTGCAAAAAGGTAAGACGTTACGGCAATTAAACTGCGCCGTAAAAAGTCAATATTGCGCGAAACAAAATCAGCGGCACGACCTATATTAGTGAACATTGCCGGAATAAGTCGCACGCCAGATGCCAAGAACTGACCGATTGATGTTGCCAGCCCGTTACTGCTTTGCATCATATCGCCAAAAAATCTTGACACTTCTATCAAAGCTTGATTGAAACCAGCTTCGCCAATTGCCTTTTTGAACGTGTCAAAACTATCACCAAGATTTGAAAAAGCACCATTCAAAGTTTTGGTTTGTTCTGCCATTGCACCGGCAAATTGAGTTTCACCCAACCCAACCAAATATCCGGTGATTGCCTCAGAACTCTTTTGAACCGTTGTAGTCATTCCCTTAAAAGTAAAGGAAACCTTGTCGCCTTCTGTTTTGGCTTTGATGCCAAACTCTTTCAAGCGTTCAAACTCACCAACAGCCGCATCAGCCGCAGCTTCGACAAACTGATCAAGTGATTTGCCCACGCCGGAAGTGATGTTGCCGAATGCCACCATCGTCTTGATTGATGGCTTTAGACCAACGGCAATCAGCTTGTTAAAGCTGCCAACAACTTCTTTCAATGCGAATGGGGTTTTAGCCGCAAACACTTGCAAAACTTCAAATGCTTTTGACGCGTTATCCGCTGACCCTAAAAAGGTTTTCAGCGATGCTTCTAATGATTGAAATTCTCTGTTTGTTTGAACAGTCGATTTAATCAAAAGGCCAAAGCCAGTCGCGCCAGCGATACCGGCAATAGCGGTTTGCACGTTGAAGATCGCGCCTTTGATTTTGCCAAGGCTAGAACGCAAGCTGGCGAATGCTGTGCCGGTATTGTTTTTAGCGGTGATTGTGATCGGCAGATTATTTTTCATTACCATTTTCAATCACCCTAAAGTAAGCAAACCATTCATTTAATTCATTTAGCGTCAGTTCTTCGATTTCTGACTGTGTTTTGTGTAGGCGATCCGCCAAGGCCAGCATATTCAGCCTCAACGGGTCGCCCTTTAGTTTTTTTCAGCGTACTCAATGCTTTCAACCTCGCCGAACATCTGTCCAGCAATATCAGCAATCAAGGCCACGCTATCACCCATCAGATACATTTTATCTTCAAGAGTGAACAACCGTTTGCCATCGGCGTCTTCAGCTTTGCTAATAATCAAATCAACCATTCCGGCAATTGTCATATTATTCAGAAAGTCTTTGTGCTTTCTTTGCAGCTTGTCGATATCGCCAGCGGTAATGGCTCCAGAATAAATAACCAATGGCTGACCATCTTCGCCCCACTCATCAACTTTAATAACCTTGCGGTCGCGGTTACGCCTTGCGGCGATCTGTTCTCCCAAACCCATAATTTACCCCTTAAACGGTTGTTTCAGTTAGTCCACCAGTGCCTTGCAGCGAATAGGTGGCGGTGTTAATACCGTCAGATGATACACCGATTGAACGGCTAGTGACAATCGCTGAACCGGTTAGCTGGTGATCGCCGCTTGTGTTGCCTTCCATTTGCAATTTTAGAACAACAGTATCGCCAGCGGTCACGTTGTTTTGCGCTGTATCAGTGTCATCAAAATAACATTCTACGGTAGCTGTGAAGTCAGTAAAGCTAGCTTTGTAAGTTTTCGCCACATCGGACATAACTGTGTCCTCGATCACATCGGCGGTTTCGTCCACGCTAAATGAAATCACTTCAGCCATTACGTCTGTGCCGATTAGAACGACACCATCGTTTCCTTTAAAAGTAGCCATCGTTTTAAGTTCCTTTTCTAAACGGCAGTTTCAACGTCATTTTCTTTGGTGCGGTATTGCACCGATATTGTAAACCGACCAACGGCCACCGGCTGTTCGCCATCGCCACTATAGTCAGCCTCAAACGCAACAACCTGTGCATCTTTTGCTAGGTTGTTTAGCGTTACATCAGCGGCAATGGCTTCTTCAACCTCAACCGCAATTCCATCCAGCGCATTATCATAATTCAATATCCCAATAACATAAGCCTCAACAGCAACCTCCAAAACCCGATTTACCGAACGCGATAAGGTTATTGTGTCAAATTCAGTCGCTTCGCTCATAGTAAAAATACACAATGCCGGAAGCTTTGTCTGTTCCAGCGGAAAAATACGGCTGCGGAAAACATTGCTGCCGGTTGTTGGCAATCCGGTCAAATTAGTCACGATCTGGTCGCGGATTTGCTGTCGAACGTGCGCCATTATTGTTTTTCTAAAACTAAGGTTGTGACACCAGTTCCATCGTCTTGCACAACTCTTATTGTGTAATTTACTGAATTTATCGAAATACTGTCACCCTCAACAGTAGTTGAAACATCTGCTGTGCGGCAAACAAATCTTGGCTGTTGCAAAGCAAACCCAACCCCGCCGCCAGCGTCAACCTCTACGAAATCATTATCAAATATGCCATTCACACTTGACCCGTCACTAAAAAGGATTTGGCTACCATCTTCCGCAAGCAACGAAAAGCCACTTTCAAGCAGTAAATTATCTCTGTCTTTGCTTGCTGCCACACCAAAGTCATTAGTGTTAAAAAACACAGCAAGATCATCTGCGGTTTCGACAGCCATCAGTCTAAACCCTCATCATCCAATTTTTCTGCTTTGGCAACTTTAGCTGACCACAGTTTTGCATATCCGCGATCAATCAGTTTGTTCGCTTCATTTTCACGAACATCGTGATCTTCGCCAGCAAGCATAATCCCGACCGATCCTGCTTGACAGTCTTTTAGCGTTGTGATTTTGATCAGTTTTGTTGTCATTTTTTCTTTGTGTTCCGCTTGACTAGGCTGCTTGCTGATTTCTTTGTAAGGCCAATTGCCCGATCAGTGATGCCCTGCTTTTCTTCATAAACTTCGACCTTGCCAGTATTGACCAAATCAAAACCTACATTTTCATCCACCTCAACAATGTCACCAACTTCGTGAGCTTTGCCAAAAATTAAAATATTACGTTTACATTTTATTTTCATATTTACCCCCTACAGGAAAGACAGGGCGACCGGAGCCGCCCCGTCATTTTATTTAAGAGACATCAATGTCTAAACACGCAGCAAATGACTGCGCGTGACGAACAGCAATGTCGAGTTCTTGCATCACGCGGATGCGGATAGCACCAGATGCGCCACCTGTGTATGGATCAATCAGAATATCTGGAGTGCTAAAGAAGCCCATCATCAATTGACTAAAGTCACCAAACACCATAGCAGACGCCGGATCGAGTGTGCCTTTTGTTAAATCAGATGGCACGTTGTTAGTGATAGCAAGATTATAACCATAGAGGCTATCCCAAGGATCATTTAACAACATTACACTGTCGGTTGACGCAACCTTTGAAGTTGAAGCCATATGTGACTTAACTTTCGGGTTTGTCAAATATGCAAGTGTTTCGCCATTAATTGCAGCGTTGTCAACTTCGACTTCTTTAACAAGATCAGTTATCGCCTGCCAAGTTAAATCGCCACCATTGGCTCCGATTGCAACTGACCCGATACCGGCTGTTCCAATAATTCCAGTTGGCTCGTTTGAACCGCCGCCTTCAATTGCAACATCTTCAACCTTTTGAGCAATTGCGTTCAATAGGTCATCGCGAACGATTTGTTCAACAGATGGATCAGACTGGATCATCAGCAAGCGGCTGATATCTGTAAATGCACCTAATGATTTTGGTGACATTGTGATCTGTGAGAAAACAGCGTTCACTTCAGATGTTGCGCCATTCTCAGCAACGAAACCGGCTGAAACGCCAGTTGCAAGCTTTGGAATAGCAACATCGCCACGCAGACCAGTCATAAAGCGTGCGCCAAGCTCATTGAACACTAAGCGAGAGCGCAAAGCGTCAACAAACTGATCACCAAGATGATCTGTGCCGACCAAGTGTCCACCGGCTGTAGCTGTGCCAGCGGTTAGATCACGCTTGCCGCCCCAAAAATTATCTGGTGCATAGAAGCCGCGTGCCTCACGTCCATTGTTCTTTGCGATTTGCTCAGAAACTTCGCGCTCAAGACCCTCAAGCCCGTGGCCACTTACAAGGCCACGAACAGCTTTCATAAATGAATATTCACGCTGCTCTTTAGCTGACATATCAACCGCACCGGCTGACTGCTCAAGTGGCTTTCCTTCGCCAATCGCGTCCAGCAATGTTGCGCGGAATTGTGCAACAGACTGGCCTTCGCCGATAGCTTTGTCAGCTAG